TTTTGGTATCATCGGGCAAGGAGAAACTGCGCGGTCCTCCCAAGCCAAGGCCGGACGTGTTCAAGAACCGCAAAGAGACGAGAAGCTACACCAAGGCGCAGCAGGAATCATAACGTGAGGGCGCTACTCATGTTGGGCGGGAGTATCGTTGCCAGACACGCCAGCCGATGTAGCAAATTACGCCGACACTAAAGTAAACCAATCCGCGACTGATAACCGAAAGAAGGATTTCCATTTTGCATCTCCAAAGCATAGCTGATAACATGCTCAATGGAACAACATCAGAGAGCGGATTGCAAGGGGGGTGAGAGACAATGCCACAGAATCCTGAGCAGCAAGCCAAGTTCAACACGGTGTGCGAGCCATGACAGCAGGCCGCCCTACCAGCTATAAGCCAGCATTCGTAAAGCAGGCCGAAAAACTGTGCATCCTCGGCGCGACTGATATGGAGCTTGCAGATTTTTTCGGGGTTACCGCCCGCACAATCAACAGGTGGGCGAATAAACACGAGAATTTTTGTCTGGCACTTCGCGCGGGAAAGGAAGTTTGCGACGACAGAGTCGAGCGCGCTCTGTACCATAGGGCAGTTGGATATACCCATGAGGCAACCAAGATTTTCATGCCAGCGGGACGGGAAGAGCCTGTCTATGCGCCGTATCTAGAGCATGTTCCGCCTGATCCAGGCTCAATCAAGATGTGGCTCTGCAATCGGCGCGGCGATGTATGGCGCGACAAGATTGAAAGCACGGTGACATTTGACGTTGGCGAAAGGTTCGGCCAGTTGATCGCGGAAATGGATCGTCGCCGGATCGAGGCCGGGTCCATACCTGGTGAATTGATTGCAGACGATTGAGGACAGATATTTTGAGGGCGTCATGGACCCGCGTGTGTGGGTGCGTGATAACCTCGGGGAAACGCCGGAGGACTGGCAGGATGAGGCGTGGGGGGCCATAGCGAAGGGCCACAGGCGCATCTCCATTCGTTCTGGTCATGGCGTGGGCAAGACATACTTCCTCGCACGCACGGCTCTCTGGTTCGGCTCAACGCGCGGTGATGCGAAGATACCGTTGGCGGCGAATACCCAGGATCAGTTGAGAGATACGCTATGGCCGGAGATAAGGGCGGCGGTGGCGCGGATGCCCAAGGCAATGCAAGCGGTGATTACAGTGAGCGCCGAGCGGGTTGTCTGGACTAATGGCAATTTCATCGTTGGGCGCACGGTGAACGAGGGGAATCCCGAGGGGCTGCAAGGGTTCCACGCTAAAAATCTGTGCTTTCCGGTTGATGAGGCGTCGGGCATCCCTGATATCGGGTTCGACATTGCCCGAGGTGCGCTGTCCACTGATAACGCCATCCTTATCCTCACTGGCAATCCGACACAGCCTGACGGGTTTTTCTATCGCACGCACCACAATCTGCGCGATGGCTGGTACACGATGCGGGTCAACTCCGAGGATTATCCAAGGGCACGGGGGCACATAAACGATATCATCGCGGATTATGGGATTGGCTCGAACCAGTATCGCGTTCGTGTGTTGGGCGAGTTCCCGACTGAGGGTGACGATACACTGATCTCGCTGGCGCTGGTTATGGATGCCGTGGGGCGCGATGTGTCGCCATGGCTGCGCTCTCGTGTGTGGGGAATGGACGTGGCTCGCTATGGCGATGACAGATCGGCGCTGGCCAAGCGATGGGGCAACATAGTCGAGGACAAGGTTATCTGGTGGCATGGGAACGATCTGATGGAATCATGCGGGCGGATCGTGAAGGAATGGAACGAGACGCCGGACGCGAAGAAACCGTCGAGCATCAATGTTGATGTCATCGGCATGGGCGCGGGCGTGGTCGATCGGCTGCGTGAATTGAGGTTGCCGGTGATCGGCGTCAACGTGGGCGAGCGTCCGGTTGACGACACGGGAACATTCATGCGGCGTGGTGATGAGCTGTGGCACGATGCGTTGAAGTGGCTCCAGTCTCGTGAGACGTGCATGGTGAAGGATGATCTGCTCATTTCCGAGCTATCCAGTCGGCGGGTGAAGATGGAGTCGTCGGGCAAGATCAGGATGGAGCCGAAGGACGATATGAAGAAGCGCGGGCTGCGGTCGTGTGACATTGCCGATGCGTTTGTTCTCACCTTCGCGGGCGGGGATTACTCGCTTGGGATACGGCAGAATACTGCTACAATGGACTATGACGAGTTCGGGCGTGGGGGTGACAATCGGCGGGCGCAGCGAGTGGCGGTGATGTGATGCCTATCCTGATTGCCGACGCCGCCGGAGCCAGCGCCGATCTGGTGTTCATAGCCTCGAACATGCGGGCGCGTGATGCCGAGGAAATCTACGGGATGCGGTGGGATGACGATCCTGAGGCGGTGGCATATGAGACAAGACAGGCTATCGAGATGGGCACCGGGCGAGTGTTCCACCATGAGTCCGAGCCAGTGGCGGTGTGCGGGGCGGTTGAAATCCACCCCGGAGTGTTCTCGGCTTTCGCGTATGGAACGGATCGCTGGCGCCATGTGGTGAAGGCTGTGGCGGTTTATTCGCTTCTGGACCTGAAGCCGTGGTGCGCCGAGAGAGGCCATCGTGTCGAGTGCAAGTCGAGGTGGAACCACAAGACTGCGCATCTATGGCTAGAGAGCCTTGGCGCTACCATGGAAGGTGTGTTATATAAATTCGGGAAAGACGGCGCGGACTACTATCAGTTCGCATGGACGAGGGACTGAGCATGTGTTTCGGTGGCGCAAAGCCAAAGATACCAAAACCGCCTACGCCTCCTTCCGAGGTTGGGGCGAACCTGTCTGCACTGCGGAAGACGCGGGAGCGGGCTTTGTCGGCTGATCTGAGCGGCAGGGCCAGCACGCTGTTGACCGGTGCCACGGGTGTTGGCAATCAGTCGGCGACCAAGAAGACGTTGCTGGGGGCGTGATATGATCGCTGCGGACATTCTCAAGCGCTTCGAGGGCATGAAGTCGTCCGATGAGCGCAAGAACGCCGAGAGCCACTGGCAGCAGATTGCCGAGGTTATCGCGCCGAGGAAGAACGATTTCCTGGGCAAGAAGACCAAGGGCGACAAGCGGAACCAGCGGGTTTACGACTCGACGGGGATAAGCGCGAATGAGCTTCTTGCGGCTGGGTTGCACGGGATAGCGACCAATCCGGCGAGCCGGTGGTTCGGTATCAGGGTTCTTGGCGACGATCTGATGGAAATCGAGGCGGTCAAGGAAACCCTGAGCAAGCGTGAAACCCTGATGTTCCGGGAAATGCACGCTCCGGGGGCTTCGATCTCCACGCATCTTCATGAAATGTATCTGGATGTGGGGGCGTTCGGCACGGCGGTAATGTTCATCGGCGACAAGGGCGGGCGCCCGAGGTTTCAGACCCGGCACTTGCGCGAAGTCTACACGGACACGGATGCTGATGGCGATGTCGACACGATCTACCGGGAGTTCTCGCTGAGCGCGCGGCAGATCAAGCAGCAATGGCCGGACAGCGTGCCGACAGAGGTCACGAAGAGCATCGAGGCAGATCGGCCGGACGAGCAATATGAGATTGTTCACGGGGTATTCCCTCGGGAAGAGCGGAAAGAGGGTTCGGCTCTGCGGGCAGACATGCCGGTGGCCTCGGTCTACATTCTGCGGAAGGGGCCGCACCTGCTTGAGGACGGCGGGTTCGAGGAATTCCCTTATGCGGTGCTGATGTGGTCACAGAATCCCGGCGAGAAGCTGGGGCGCGGGCCGGGCATGACGGCGCTTCCCGATGTTAACATGCTACAGGAAATGATGCGGGTTCACCTGCGGGCCGGTCAGAAGATTGTCGATCCTCCGCTGATGGTGACGAATGACAGGATCATCGGGCCGATCACGCTGATTCCGGGTGGTGTGAACTATCTTGCGCCGGGCGGGTCGATCACGCCGCTGTTGACTGGCGGGCGGCTGGATATCTCGTTCCAGATGATGGAGGACGTTCGCAACCGGATCGGGCGGATATTCTTCTCCGATGTCGTGAGGCCCTTTGCCGAGAGAACGACGGAGACGGCAACGGAGGTGATTCAGCGGGTTCAACAGCAGATGCGATTGCTGGGTCCGGTGCTTGGGCGTCTGGAGAAGGCGCTGGGTCAGATCATCACGCGGGTTCACGGCATCATGGACCGGGCGGGCAAGTTCGGGGAACTGCCGGACGAACTGGTCGGCCAGCCGTTCACGGTGGAGTTCGTGTCACCGATTGCGACGGCGCAGCGTACCGGCGAAGTCGAGAATATGATGAACTGGCTGACGATGAACGCGCAGTTTGCGCAGCTTCACCCGGAGATCGACAAGCGGATCAAGTGGGACAGCCTGCCGGTCTGGACTGCGGATCGGCTGCGGATTGATCCTGAACTGACGTTCTCGGATGATGAGGTCGAGGCCAACGACGAGGAAAGCCGCCAGCAGGATCAGTTGCAGCAGGCTGCGGCGCTGGCTCCGGCGGCGAAGGATGCGGCGGCGGCTGCCAAGCTGGGCGCCGAGGCACAACAGATAGGTCTGCAATGAGCTACACCAAGGCGCAGCAGTCGCGGGACTGGCTGTTCATCTTCGAGACCGCGGAAGGGCGGCGGGCACTGTCTGCGCTATTCCGGGAGAACATGCTTTTCGGAACGACGTTCAATCCTGAATCGGGGAAGGCCGCGTTCAATGAGGGACGGCGGGCGGTAGCCTGCGACATTGTGCAGAGTCTTTCCATTTCACCGGGTGATTTCGACAAGATCGCCCAAGCCATGAAGGAACAGTTATGAATGTAGCAGCGCCCGTAACGGTGGAGACCGCACCTGCGCCCATCATACCGGATACCGCACCCGCCGCACCGGTTACAGTGACGGCGCCGACAATCGCAATACCGGCCCCGGCTGACTGGCGCGCTGGCCTGCCGGATGATTTGAGGGCCAATCCCACTCTTGGCAAATACTCCAGTGTCGAGGCTGCGGCCAAGGCGCTGGTGAACGCCACGCAGATGATTGGCCGGGACAAGATACCGATTCCGCGCGAGGGCGATGACTGGGCGGACTGGCACAAGGCTGGCGGCAGGCCGGACACGGCGAAGGACTACAAGTTCAAGGCGCCTGAAGGGCTGCCCGAGGGCTTCGAATACGCGGCGGAGATGGATGAGGGGTTCCGGGAGATTGCCCACAAGGCGGGCGTGTCCCAGGCTCAGGCCGAGGCGCTGCGGGATTGGTATGTTGCGGCCTCTGCCGGGCAGTTCCAGTCCCCGCAGGTCGTGCGTGATGCGGAGATTGCTGAAAGCACAGCGGCTCTGGAAAAGGAGTGGGGCCGGGCCATGCCGCAGAAGCTCCAGCAGGCGGAATCTGCGGTGCATTCGCTGTTCGGCGAGGAATTCGCGCAGATGCTGACGCAGACCGGGCTTGCCAACAATGCCACGTTTATCAAAGGCATGGCGAAGCTGGCGTCGATGACTGCCGGTGACAAGGCGCTGATCGGGGTAATGACCGAACACACCCCGGGCGAGATTTCCGGCCAGATCGCCGACTTCGAGCGCACCCACTTCAAGGCTCTGACCGACAAGATGAACCCGGAACATGCTCTCCGTGTCGGGGAACGTACGAAACTGTACCAGAAGCGTTTTGACACTGCGTGAAAGTGGTGTTATATGTGACACACGCTCCCCGGATACCCATTCTGGCCTGGGGGGTGTGAACGCCTAGCAGGCGCTAATTGCAGAAAACGCCCGGCCCTGCCGGATACCGTAATCGACAAACCCTCAAATCGTGATGAAAGGAAACGCCATGAGCGTTGAAATCACCACGGCGTTTGTTGAGCAGTATTCAGCAACCGTCCGTATGTTATCGCAGCAGCATGGTTCGCGGCTGCGCAATGCCGTTGAGGTCGAGACTGTGACCGGGAAGAATTCTTTCCATGAGCAGGTCGGGTCGACGGCTGCCCAGCTTCGCGCCACCCGTCACGGGGACACTCCCCGCGTCGATACCCCGCACGCTCGTCGTCGGCTTTCCATTGCCGATTACGACTGGGCGGATCTGATCGACGACGAGGACAAGGTTCGGATGCTGATTGATCCCACCTCGGTCTATTCGAGGCAGGCCGCAGCGGCGATGAATCGCAGCCTTGATGACGTGATCATCGCGGCGGCTGACGGCACCGCGTTCACTGGCGCTACCGGCTCCACTTCCACGGTCTTCGATACCGGCATGATCGTTGCCGTTACCGTTCGTGATGTGGGCGTTTCGTCTACCGATCTTGGGATGAACGTCGCCAAGCTGATCGAGGCCCAGCGGCTTCTCGATGCCAGCGAAGTTGACGAGATCGACCCCCGGTACGTGGTCTGGAACGCGCGCCAGCGGGCTTCGCTGCTCAACTCGACCAAGGCCACCAGCGCCGACTACACCACCGTCAAGGCTCTGGTCACCGGCAGCATCAACGAGTTCATGGGCTTCCAGTTCATCCGTTCCGAGCGGATTGGGGTCGATTCGAACGCCGACGACAAGGTGTTGTTCTGGGCCAAGTCGGGCATGTTGCTCGGCATCGGCAAGGACATCACTGGCCGGGTCAGCGAGCGGGACGACAAGAACTACGCCACGCAGGTT